AAAAAACCATGATAGAGTAATGATGATGGGACATGGTTCACCATCAGGTTTATTTGGAATTGGTTTTGAAAGAATGTTTGTAATTGACAATGGGTTAGTTGAATATTTAAATAAAAAAGAAAACAATGTGTTTATCTGGTGTAACGCAGATAGATTTGTTGAACGCTATAAATTAAAAGGATTCTATAGTGGAATGTTTATTAGTGAGGTAGGAGAGGCTTATTATTGTGGGTTACCAAAGACTCCTCAATCAGTAGTAGATGAGTCAAATGATGAGTTTGCTAGAATGTTAGGTGAATGCTTTACTGATAAAAAACAATTAAATGAGTCTTATAATATTATTAAAAATAGTTATGGTGAATTAGCTAAAAATAATATTGTAGCAAAATATAATTATGAACGTTTATATTTAGCGTTATGAAAACAATAGTGATAGGAGATATTCATGGGCGTAGTATCTGGAAAGATATTGTCGCCCAAGAACAAGCGGATCAAGTTATCTTTATAGGTGATTACTTTGATAGTTTTAATATTGGAAGTACTGAACAGCAATTTAATTTTAAAGAGATAATTGAGTTTAAAGAGAAAAGTGAGTGTGAAGTAATTATGTTGATTGGTAATCATGATTACCATTACTACCCAGGTGGTGAAACATACTCTGGTTATCAACATGGTGCTGCACCTGCAATTCGACAGTTACTCCAAGAAAATAAACACCATCTACAAATGTGTTACCAATTAGATAATATCTTATTTACACATGCTGGTATTGGGTGGGATTGGCTATCATATCAAAACAGATATGAACCAGGAGTAGACTCAGATGCAATAGCTGATTTTATAAATGCTATTTGGGAATATCAGCCTAATCGTTTTATGTTTTATGGAATTGATCCTTATGGTAATTCTAAAACACAAACACCAATTTGGATTCGCCCTCAAGCATTGATAGCTGGTAACCAAGATACATTTTTAAAAGAAGAGTATATTCAAGTAGTAGGTCATACTGCTGTTAAAAAAATTGATATTAAAGGTAAATCGACAGGTGGTAGATATTATTTTATTGATACACTTGATACATCAACTCAGTTTTTGATTTATGAAGATGGAAAATTTAAAGTAGGAGTAGTTGAAAATGAAACTGAGTGAGGTAAAAATATATCCTAGAGTATATAATGTTATTGAGACATTAGACTCTAGGTTCACTGTTGGTGGTGAAATTAAAGTGTGTAACCTAAATAAAGACTTAGTATTAGTAGCTGTGGGCTCAGGTTTAGCTTTTTTCTTAACTAAAGATGAAGCTTCTTTTACACAGGTGGAGTCTAGATAATATTTATTGTCAAATATTTATTTATGTTACTTAAAAACGGATCAAGAGGAGAAGAAGTAAAACAACTCCAAATTAAATTAGGGTTAACTGCTGATGGAAATTTCGGTCCTATGACTGAAGCTAAAGTTAAAGAGTGGCAAGCAGCTAATGGTTTAACAGCAGATGGTATTGTTGGTGATGGTACTTGGGGTAAAATGTTTGGAACCCAAACAGTAGCCCCAGCGGCGGTCCCAGTAGTTATTCCACCTTCATCATTTAAGTTAGATGCTCTTAAAGGACATATTCCTGACTCTGTAATAGCTCAAATACCAGACACAGCAGCTAAATTTAATATTACAAACCCATTACGTTTAGCTCATTTCTTAGCACAATGTGGTCATGAATCAGGTGGATTTAAATCTGTAAGTGAAAACTTAAATTATTCTGTAAGTGGATTGATGAGAGTATTCCCAAAATACTTTCCTGGTAATTTAGCTGAATCATATGCTAAACAACCTGAAAAAATTGCTTCACGTGTTTATGGATTGAGAATGGGAAATGGAGATGAATCAACAGGTGAAGGATATAAATTTCGTGGACGTGGATATATTCAATTAACTGGTAAATCTAATTATACTAATTTCGCTAAATTTATAGGGGAAGATACAGTTGCTAACCCTGATTTAGTAGCGACTAAATATCCATTAGCGTCAGCAGCGTTTTTCTTTGATTCAAATAAACTTTGGTCTATTTGTGATAAAGGTGCTGATGAAGCAACTGTAACAGCAGTAACCAAACGAGTTAATGGTGGTACTATTGGGTTAGCAGATCGTATTAAGCATTTTAATGAGTATTATAATTTATTAAAGTAAAATATAATAATGGATATTTTAATACCTGTAATAATAGCTCTTATTACATCTGTGTTTGGTCCTATAATTTTAGAATGGACTAAAAGTAGATTTAAGAAAAAAAATTCAACTGACCCACTACCTGAGTCTATTAAGTATAATGAACAAATTGAACATCAATTAGATATTATGCTTGATGAGTTAGGTTGTGATCAAATATTCATAGCTCAATTTCATAATGGAGGACATTTTTATCCAACTGGTAAATCAATTCAAAAATTCTCTATATTCTATGAAGTATTAAATCCAAATATTGAATCAGTTAAAAATATATATCAAAATATACCAGTATCATTATTTAATAAACCATTATCTGAATTATATGAACATGGTGAGGTTATAATTGAAGATGCTGAGTATAATAACTCTTACCTACTTAATACAACAACTGGTGGTAAATGTAAATCAATTTATTTATTAGCATTAACTGATTTAGATGGACGTATTATAGGTGTTATGGGTATCCACTATATTGAAAAAAGACATAAAATAGTTAAAGATGAATGGATATTCATTCGTCAAAAGACAGGTGCAATTGGAAATATAATGAGTAATTATTTACATAGTAAAAAATAAAAATATATGACACAAATTTTTTTAGAAGCAACAACAGCTGGATTCGGAGTATTTGAGCAATTAACTAACTACGGTGCTTTAGGTTTAGTAGTATTAGCTTTAGGAGCTGTTGGTTGGTATATGTTTAAACGTAATATGGCTGAAAAGGATAGAATGCAAGCCAAAATTGATGAATTAGAAAAAGAATTAAGAGATAGAAAATGACCCAATTAACTATATTTTTACAAGCAGCTGCTTCCTTTGGACCATTTGAGGTATTAACCCAATATGGCGCATTGGGAGTTATTGTGTTAGGTTTAGGAGCTGTACTTTGGTATATGCTTAAACGTCAATTAAAATCAGAGGATGATCTAAAGAAAAAAGTTGAGGACTTACAAAAAGAATTAAATGATTATATTAAGACTGATACAGGTAAGATTCAAACATCTTTAGATAACAACACACAAGCATTAAGAGATTTAAGAGAAATCATTTTATTAAGTAAAAAGTGAAAAAGAAATTAGTTTTATATGGTATTTTATTATTAGTTGTTACTTTGGTTGTAGCAGATGTGTTTGTGGCTGGTGGAGGCCATGTTGAGGTTGTTGAGGAAAATGTTTCATTGGTAGAAGAAAACAATACATTAACTGAGCAAAACCAAACCCTGTCATCTGAGAACCAGAAACTATCTTCTGAAAATCAACAATTAACAGAACAAGTTTCTACATTAACAGAGCAGGTAGAAACTTATGAAGAAAAACTTAATACTCCTATTCCTGTTCGTTCTAAGTCTGATTGGAACCTTGAAGTCCCAACCAACGAGTAAATATCCTTACACAACAGTAGATGATGATGGTAAAACATCAATAGTAGTTATGACAACTACTCAAGCTGATGCCATTAATAAAAAATTTCGTGATTTAGAATCAACAATAACACAACAAAAAATTATTATTGAAAAACAAACTGATACTATCACTAAGTATGAGCAAAAAGTAGTCTTTGTTGAGGTAACTAATACACAAGCTTTAACAGCTCAAAAAGCTATATCAGATAGTTTACAATCAAAATTAGACACTATAACAAAAATATATGAAGAACTTAATATAAGTTTATATGAGATGTCTACTGGGCCTACTTTATTATACACATTCCCACCATTTGATGAGATAATGTTTTTAGATTTAAAATATTATAATATATATTCTGACCCAGATGGACAAATTGTAATGTCTAGAATGACTAAATCTGAGTATGAAATGTTTAAAGAATGGAGAGAAAAAAATGGAAATGAATCACTTATGAGAGTTGATTATCAAAAAAAGTTTAAATTTAGTAATTTTGAAGATAAATTAACTAAAAGAAAGGTGTGGAAACATCCAAGTGTTTGGAAATAAGGTTTGGCCTTTGGATCATTCTTTATTATATTTAGGTTATGAAATTAAACACATTATTTAAACGCGCAGTAAACGGTAAAATTAATGAATGGACCGTTGAAATTGAAAACAATTGTTTTAGAACAATATCTGGTTACACAGATGGAATTAAAACAACTTCTGAATGGACCTGTTGTTCAGGTAAGAATTTAGGTAAGAAAAATGAAACCACTCCTGAACAACAAGCATTAGCTGAGGCTCAAGCGATGTGGACTAAAAAATTAGAGTTAGGTAGTTATGAGTCAATAGATGATATTGATAAACCTAAATTCTTTAATCCAATGTTAGCTCATAAATTTGAAGATTATAAGGATAAAATTATTTATCCTGTTTACTCACAACCTAAATTAGATGGCATCAGATGTATTGTTAGAGCAGATGGCATGTGGAGTAGAAACGGTAAGAAAATAGTTTCAGCACCTCATATCTATGAAGCAATGAAACCATTATTTGAAACTAATCCTGATTTGATTTTTGATGGTGAGTTGTATGCTGATAAGTTTGCGAATGACTTTAACGCTATTTGTTCATTGGTTAAAAAAACTAAACCAACAAGTGATGATTTAAGAAAAAGTGCTGAGTCAATTCAATATCACATTTATGATTTACCTAGTTGTAGTGGTGTGTTTAGTAAACGATTAAATGTTTTAATTAATTTAGATCTACCAGAGTGTTGTAAAATAGTAGAGACATATGATGTTAGAAATGCTCAAGAAATTGAAGAATGGTATGGTGATTATGTTGATAGAGGTTATGAGGGCCAAATGATTCGTTTGGATAAAGAATATGAATCAAAACGCTCCAAATCATTACTTAAACATAAATCGTTTATTGATGAAGAGTATACTATTTTAGATGTAGTTGAAGGTGAAGGTAATAAAACAGGAATGGTAGGTTCGTTTGTATTTAGAAGTAAAACAGGTCATATATTCAATTCATCACCTAAGTATAGTTGGGACGAATGTAAAGAGCTTTGGAAACAAAGACAAGAATTAATTGGCAAGTCAGCTACAGTTAAGTATTTTAATCTAACACCAGATGGTGTTCCAAGATTTCCATATGTAATTAATATTGATAGAGAAAGTTATGAATAATATGAAACAGATATATTTAGATGATATTAGAACACCTAAACCAGAAACTGGTGATTGGGTAGTAGTAAGAAACTATGATGAGTTTGTAGCTAAGGTTACTGAGATAGGACTAGACAACATCAGATTGATCTCCTTGGACCACGACTTAGGTGACTCAGCTATGCATGAGTGGCACACTAATGTTTATCATAACTACACCTTAGATTACAACAATATTACTGAAAAAACAGGAATGGATTGTACTAAATGGTTAGTTGAACAGTGGTTAAATGGAGCTCCAGTTTGTCATGTAATGGTCCATTCAGCAAATGCTGTTGGTAGTGCTAACATGATGGGTTATATCAACAACTACAAACATATTCATCGTCTGCCTCAAGACTGTGCTCGATGGGTAGTACCTCATACAATGGAAACAATAATTGGATAATGAAAAAATGTTTTGACTGTAAACGAACATATCCATTATTTATGTTCACCAACAACCCTAGACCATACCAGCGACCTGAACATCAAGGTAAGAATTTAGTATGTAGGTATTGTACTTACAAACGTTGGAGTGGGGGTATGTTTGCTTGGGTTGTGAATACAAATAATAAGTTTGAGAGAATAGAATTTAAATCAAAATGGGAAATTATTAAAAAATTATTTTTATGATAGTGTCAGCAATTATTTCATTTGTATTAGCAACTATAATAGCTATAGCAATGGTTCGAGGTATTGATTACATGGAGAAAAACCATCCAGACTACAAGGGAGAAGATTTATTTGATGAAGAAAAATAGTAATGCCCTTATTAAATTAACTTGGCATTTTAAATAAAGGTTATTATATTATAGTTATGAGTAAATTAAACACATTAAAAACCCAAAATCCAGATCTTGACATCAGTCTTATTGATGCTTTAGGTTTAACCTATAAGACTAAGTATGTTGAAATGTATCTCAACATATATAAAACTAAAAAATCTAAAAAAGATGATGATGACAATGATGATGAAGATAGTCTAACTTCATTTCAAGTAGAAATGATGGATATGGGATTCAATAAAGAATATATTGTTGAATTAAGTAAAAAATTAAATCACATCCAACAGCAATTTGTTTGTGATTTAGTTGGTGAAATGGGTTACCGCGATGTAAGAAGCTTTAATAAATTTATTGAGTTAAACGAACGTGGTTTAATTGATAATAAAGATGTCACATCATACAAAACAATAGAAGATGTGTTGGGACAGATATCAATTGCTGAGTTAAAATTGATAGATAAAGAATTAGAGAAACTTGTTTTAAAATTGCATGAGGATGAGGAATGGTTAATTATTAAACCATTAACATATGAATCATCTAAAAAATACGGTGCTGGAACTAGATGGTGTACCGCGGCTGAAAGTGAAGACTATCAATTCTATAATTATACAAGTCGAGGTATTCTAATTTATACCATCAATAAAAAGACAGGTTATAAAGTAGCAACATTTAAAAATCTAGATAAAGAACACACTCGTGAATTGTCATTTTGGGATGTTGAAGACAATAGACTTGATTCATTAGAATTAAATTTACCTGATGATATAATGGATATTATCATTACTGATTTGAGAAATTGTCAGCAGAGTAACTACCACTTAGCCCCAGATGAAATTAAAGCAATTAATGATAATGCTAAAGGAGATAAAAAAATAAGTAGTTCACTTCGTACTTTAGGAGAATTAATAAGTGGACGTAATATATCTACAATTAGCTCAGGTGAAGTAGAAGGTTTATACACAACATCAACTACAGATAATACTCTAAACTATGAAGAACCACAACAAGGATAAAATATGGCATGATGAAAACCCAGATACACCTGGTAGTTTTATTTGTAGAATGCATGATGGTTATATTAAAATGTGTTATTGGGATGGAGAAGAATGGGGTGACATGTGGCAAGATGGCTTAAAAGGAGAAGTGACACGTTGGATGGATATACCATATGATGAGGCATTAGTAAGTGGTTATGATGAGGAATGGGAAGAAGATGAGTGGACATGGGATGATGAAGATGAATTTAAAACTTGGAATGAAGCACCTTATGGAGACAACTAAAATGATAACACCAATTCAAAAAATTAAAAGCGTATACTACAAAATGGATGAAGCACAATTCCATCATTGGTTAGCGACTCATTTGAAAGATTTAGAACAAGATGAAATAGCACTTGTAACTAAATGTATTAAGAATGGGGGTGAATATGTTAAAAATGAACATGGAAGGTGGGTACACAAACATGATCCTGATTCATTTTATGAAGAAAATTGTAAATAAAGTTTGGCCTTAGGGCCATTTTTTATTATATTTAAATATTAAATAAAGGTTATGATAAACAATTTTGAACAAATAAGGAAAATATTAAAGTTTGAAGATGATTACTTCTACTTTATTCAGATCATACAACGTACAAAAGAACATCCTGAATTAGGTTCAAATAATAGAATCATTCGCTCATATATGATTTCGAGTGAGGAAAAGTTTAATAAAAATATATCTGAGTTCGTTTACATGTGTGATATATTTAAAGCTAGAGCTTATATCCATTTAAATAGAAGAAAGTTTAGTAAGATTGCTTTAGAGTGTTTAAGACATAATGCTGAACTGATTGCTAATGGTCAATATGAAGGTATTAAATCTAGTCTTGAAACTGTTATTGGGCGTAATAATGGTGAGTCAAAAGAAAATAGAACATTTATTTTAGATTGTGATAATATGAGTACACCAAGCCCAATGATGATGGCTATGATTGATCATAAACTATTACCTAATGGGCCAAAATGTTTACACATCATTCCAACTAAAAATGGATGCCATTTGATTACAAAACCATTTGATACCCAAGCATTCCATTTAGAATACCCAGAAATTGAAATTCATAAAGACAACCCAACAATTTTATATATACCATGAAACAATTAATACTATTAAGAGGATTGCCTGGGTCAGGTAAATCGACATTAGCAAAACTATTAGTTAACAAGGACTATGCTCATAAAGAGGCGGATA